CAGTAAGCCAGGGAAACTACAAACATCTAAAGCACACCAGGCTATGGGTAAAATTCTGGTAGAAAAAGAAGAACCTAAACCCAAAGCAGAAAAACGTAAACTAGATACAGAAGAACTAGAAAAACTCTACAAGCAGGCCGCAGAATTAAAAATTGATCATATTACTAGACTACGTGCAGGTAACTATGATGCAGAAACTTTGGAAAGAATGATTAAACAAAAACTTGCAAAACCTAAATAAACAAGTTATACTATATATTAACAGCCATGAAATAGGAGAATTAAATGCGTGATAATCTATTAGATATTGTAAAGAATACCTATGGACTAGGTATTATCGATCTAGTAAAGATAGTTGGTACAGATACAGAAACAGCAATTGAAGCCCTAGCAGAAGATCGCTCAGTTATTGTTAAAGCAACAATGAATAAAGCATCAACAGAGTTTAAAGGTACATTTGGTATGCCTAACTTGGGTTTACTCAGTGTTATCTTAAACTTACCAGAGTACAAAGAAAATGCTAAAATTGAATTAAACACACAGGAACGTAACGGTGCAAATGTACCAGTTGGTATTCATTTTGAAAACGCCAACGGCAACTTTAAAAATGACTATAGATTTATGAGTCAAGAAATTGTCAATGACAAACTTAAATCAGTTAAGATGCGTGACGTTAATTGGAATGTAGAGTTTACTCCAGGTGCAGGTGAAATTAGCATGATGAAATCAATGGCATCAGCAAACCCACAGGAAACTACGTTTGTTGCTAAAACAGAAGGTGATGATCTTAAATTTTACTTTGGTGATCATTCAAGTCATGCTGGTAGTTTTGTATTCCAAGCAGGTGTAGGTGGTACATTATCAAAAGCATGGTCATGGCCAGTACAAGCCGTGATTAGTATTTTAAGTTTAACAGGTGATAAAACTGTGCGTATATCAGATGAAGGTGCGGCACAGATCACAGTTAACACAGGACTAACAACTTATAATTATATACTTCCAGCACAGCAAAAATAATGGCTAACGAGCAGGTTTCTTGGCAAGATGGATGGACGGGTAAGTGGGCACACTTGGGTCATAGACTAGGTGAATGTTGGGGTAACGATACACAAGATATTTGTTATGTAAATATTCCTAAATGTGCTACCAGTTACATCAAAGGTATTCTACAAGGCTGTGGCGGAGTTTGGTACCATAGTGAAATACCTTTAGATAAATCAGAGTATCTTATCATACTGCGTAACCCAATAGAACGTTGGTGTAGCGGAATAGCACAGTATCAATATAACACTAAAAAGTTTGATATGACAGACCAAGAAGTATTTGAAGAAATAACATTTGATGATCATACAGAACTACAGACATACTTTTTGCAAGGTGTTGATTTAACTAGAGGTACTTTTATTTTTATAGATGAAAACTTTAATAAAAATATTAAAGAATGGGTCAAATCAAAAAGTTTTCGTACAGATGTTGACATCGCAAAACCTATAAATGTCAGTAAAGAAGATGAAAGAGAAACTATAAAAAACAAATATTTTGACCTACTAGAACGTGAACCTAAATACATAGAAACATTATTAGAACACTTTAAACCAGATTATGACTTAATTAATTCAGTGGAATACTATGGCAAATTTTGAACGTGACAACTTAACAGCAAAACAGAAAGACTATGCTGTATTTCTTCCAGCACTCAGTGGATTCTATGCTACCTATATAGGTAAACAAAGACATAAAGATCCCAACAATTCCAAATACGATAATGGTAACTATGTTCCGTTAAGTCGTGTACCTAAAGACTTTGAAACAGGTGTAGAAGGACTTAACTGGCTTAATAAAGACGAAGCGTACTTTCCCTATAAATGGGCATTGTATTCAGCAGGTCATGCTGAACTGGATGTTAACAAGTTTGCACCAAAAGAAGATATGATTCGCAACAGAGATCGTGCTAACAGTTTTATCTTAGGTGACTCAGGTGGTTTCCAGATTGGTAAGGGTGTTTGGGAAGGTGATTGGAAAGATCCAAACTGTCCAAAAGCACAGAAAAAGCGTGAACAGGTTCTAGCCTGGATGGATGCTTATATGGATCGTGGTATGATACTGGATATACCTGCATGGGTATGTCGCAGTCCACGTGGTAGGGTGGCTACGGGTATCAACTCGTACGAAGAGGCAGTTCAGGGGACTTACATCAACAACGACTATTTCATGGCAAATCGTACTGGTGCATGTAAGTTCCTGAATGTCCTGCAAGGTGAAAATCACGCAGAAGCAGATGATTGGTACAATCGTATGAAAAAATACTGTGACCCTAAACAGTATGACCAACCATTTGAAGGTTGGGCTATGGGTGGTCAAAATATGTGTGACATTCATTTGGTCCTACGTAGACTGGTTGAACTCCGTCATGATGGATTACTTGAAAAGGGTCTACATGATTGGATGCACTTCTTGGGTACTAGTAAACTAGAGTGGGCATGTCTACTAACTGATATACAACGTGCAGTTCGTAAGTATCACAATGAAAACTTTACTATATCATTTGATTGTGCGTCACCATTCTTAGCAAGTGCTAACGGACAAATTTATATTCAAACAGAAACTGAAGATAGATCAAAATGGACCTATAGAATGGTGCCAAGTGTTGATGATAAAAAATATGCTACAGACACAAGACGCTTTGGAGATGCTGTCTTACAAGATAAGGTCTTTGAGAACTTTACTGAATCACCAATAAGTCAACGTACAGAAATGAAAGATATTTGTATCTATGCTCCAGGTGACCTAAATAAAATAGGTAAAGAAGGTCGTACATCATGGGATAGTTTTAGTTATGCTATACAGATGGGACACAATGTTTGGAGTCATTTGAATGCTGTACAAGAAGCCAATAGACAATATGATCAAGGTATAATGCCTAAGATGTTGGTCCAAGAAACATTTGATCGTGTCTACTTTAAAGATGTTGTAGAAGCAATATTTGCTACTAGCGACAAAGGCGAAGCGTTGGCTATAATTGAAAACTTTAATAAGTTTTGGATACAGATTATTGGAACTAGAGGTGCTATTGGCAAAAAAACTGTAAATGCCAGTGCTATGTTTACTAACTTGTTTGAAGAGGAGGCAGACGAAGCAGATAATCATCATCAAGATGATAGCGGACTTGATGAGTCCAATCTAGATAAACTTGAAGCAGAGGAGGCTTAAATGAGTAACGGTGAGTTAACTTACATAGAAGAATTAGAATTACGTCACAGAGAATTAGACAAAAAAATCAAACAAGGATACACTGATTATTTAGATGATGCAAGTTTACACAAAATGAAACAGGAAAAACTAGCAATTAAAGATAAAATAACAAAACTAAAACAACAGGAACACACAGCATAATGGACTTATCATTTATCACAGCAGATTTATTAAACGACATTTCTTGGTTTGATGGGATCATGTATATTATACTAGGTCTCATTGTTTATGCAATTATCAGATGGATTAATAAAAAGATATGAAACTAGAAGACACACCTTGGAAAGATCCTATCATGGATCATGAACTATTCTTAGTGTTTGAGGACAAGTATCCAGTGACCAAAGGACACTTATTGTTTGTACCAAAAGTAGATGATGAGTTTCATCGCAAAGCCTGCTATGAAGAAGCCTATGATTGGGGATTAGATCTCTTTAAAAAAGGTTATTGCACAGGATTTAACATAGGACAAAACGTAGGCGTTTCAGCAGGGCAGACTGTTATGTATCCTCATATTCATCTTATACCACGCACAGACGGCGATTGTGCAGATCCTAGAGGTGGTGTAAGAGGTGTTATTCCTGAAAAACAAAAGTACTAATGCAACTATTAATTAATGGTGATAGTCATGCCGCTGGTGCAGAAGCAGTAAACAGTTATGCGTTTGCTGAAGATGACCCACGTTATTTTTATCAAGGCAGAGCACCACACCCAGACAATGAACTAGTTAGTTGGGGGTACTTATTACGCCGACCATTAAAAGCACGTTATACCAACATATCAGAAAGTGCTAGTAGTAATCAACGCATTATAAGAACAACAAAAGAGTATATTGATCAATATCAATTCCGTGAAGAACTGTTTATAGTAATAGGTTGGTCAACCTGGGAAAGACAAGAATGGTTAATTGATGGAACGTACTATCAAGTTAATGCCAGTGGTATAGATGATGTTCCAGAAAGTCATCAGCAAAAATATAAAGAGTTTATTGCTAATGTTAATTGGGAAAAGTGCACCAATGATGCACATCGAGATATCTGGAACTTTCACGAATACTTAAATCAAAAAAATATTAAACACGTATTCTTTAATTGTAATAGCCACTTTAGTGATATACGAGATCGCAAAGATTGGGGGCTAAGTTATATTAGCCCTTATGACTATAATGAAACATATGATAAATGGTTAACCAATCAAGGTTACTTAAAAGTTAATCCTAACAGTTATCATTTTGGTCCAGACGCACACAAGGCATGGCAAAAGAAATTACTTCGCTTCATCATTGACAACAAAATTGTTTAGTAGTATAATAATAGAATGAAATATCTATTAATAGACACAGCAAATACATTTTTTAGAGCAAGACATTCTGCACACAGAGCTTCAGATACAGAAGAACGTGTAGGCTTTGCTATACACGTTACCTTAGCAAGTATCAATAAAGCATTCCGTGATCAGAAAGCAGACCATGTTATATTTTGTTTAGAAGGTCGCTCATGGCGTAAAGATTATTATGAGCCTTATAAGAAAAATAGACAAGTTGCTAGACAAGCATTAACCGAAAGTGAAGCACGAGAAGATGAAGCATTTTGGACTGCGTTTGATGATATGAATACATTTATCATGGACAAAACAAACTGCACTACTTTACAACATCCAGAACTAGAAGCAGATGATTTAATAGCAGGTTGGATACAAAGTCATCCAGACGACCAACACATTATCGTATCTAGCGACACAGACTTTTATCAACTGTTAGCAGAAAATGTAAAACAGTACAATGGTATTTCAGATGAGCTACACACCATTGAAGGTATCTTTGATAAAAAAGGCGAGCGTGTCATAGATAAGAAAACTAAAGAGCCTAAAGTAATACCTGATCCAGAATACATTTTATTTAAGAAATGTATGCGTGGCGATCCTACAGATAATATTTTTAGTGCTTTCCCTGGTGTAAGAGAAAAAGGTACACGTAATAAAGTAGGCCTACTAGAAGCATTTGAAGACCGTAAAACAAAAGGATACTCATGGAACAACCTAATGCTACAACGTTGGGTAGATCATAACGAAGAAGAACACCGTGTGTTAGATGACTATGAACGAAATAGGATATTAGTAGACTTGACAGCACAACCAGACGATGTTAAAGTAAAAATTGCTGAAACAATAGCACAAGGACAACAAACTAAATCAGTACAACAGATAGGCACAAAGTTCTTAAAATTCTGTGGTAAATATGATTTGGTAAAACTAAGTGAAAATGCAACAACAATAGCGGAGTGGATGAACGCAGGTTATCCAGAAAAAGAATATGGTTAAAACTAAAGAAGTAGATTTAAAACATATCGAAGTTACTATACACGCGAAGCCTATTATAAAAGATAAGTTTTGGGTATTAACAGCCGACGATCAACGTGTAGGTGAAATTAACAAACAAGAACACGGCAGTGGTTATAAACTAAAGATTGGCGATAGTGTTTTTAACTATAAAAATATTAGTAGAATCAAAGCCAATGCCAACATTGAATTTGAAAAACAAATAACAGCCAAGGAACGTGAAGAAAATCAAGTTCACGAATATCCTACAGATGCTAAACCATACAACGGTGTTTGGAGTTTACAACAAAAGGCTCCTATTTTTACCAAAGAAGAAGATTCAAAGTCATGGTTTGCCGCTGGATGGTATCTTGTTCGACAAAACAAAATATGGCGGCAAGACTTTTGTCCTAAGTTAATTACACTACAAAGATACGATTACCACGGTCCTTATAAAAATCAACGAGAGTTACTAAAGGTTAAAGCATGATTTACATACAACGTTTCTTAGATAGACTTAAAAATATGCAGAGTCAAGGTGCTAAAGACTTTACTATGAGTATGCACGAAGCCAACAACTTACATGCAGATATAACCAAGTTACTGTTAGAACTTAAAATACACGCAACTAACAAATCCACAGACGAAGTCATTGAAGTAGAACTTAAAGGCGAAGACTTCTAAGATCACTGCAAAATCAATGATTTTACGTAGTTTTCTTCTATAAACTACTCAGTTAATTGGCATAAATAACTGTACAATTAAAATGGTAATAGAAGAAGATGAGTAGACCTAAACCAACCGTGCTTGTTGAAATAACAAACAAGGAAACATATAAAACAGAACAAGTACTAGCAAGTGAAGGTATTTGGGCCGTCTATTATGACAGTAGACCTATTAACCTAAAGACTTCAAACTATCTTGTACAGTACCCAGGACCAAAATACAAAAAAGTCTCATTTAGTAATCCTGGACATGCCATTAATTTGGCTAAAAAATTGAATGAGCAATTCAAAACAGATCAATTTTCGGTAGTACTTCTTAACAAAGGAGATACTATCTTTCCCGAAGGTGCGAAAAAGTAGACAGAGTCTAACCAGGACTCTTTGCGAACTGGCTAACAAATATCCCGTTGATTACAATACTGCTATGAAGTCATGGTGGCATAACGCATACAACGGGGCCAGCCTTCGACTAACTATAGACGGCTTTTTAACTCTAACAGATGATGTAGGCTTAGAATACTATACCTGGCGTTTAGAAGAACCTTTGAGAGTTACTCCAAATATATTACTTAGACTAGATCGCAAACTAGAAAACCCTTACTACGTTAGATTTGGTGGCAA